CTTTCATAATGTCCCATATAAAGTCATAATTTCCTTTGGAAAGCAAACCATTCTTATTTTGATGGAAAGTTGTCAGTATATTATTGGCCTCCTCTGGTGTTGTCCAATTTAGAAATTGTAGGTCCCAATTATTTTGCATGGTCTCTTCATTAATTCTAACTGCAAAATTCTTGAAACCTAAGTTTGAAAAATAATTTTCTACGACTTGTGGCCCTCCGAGTAATCTCAATAGAACATCACAGCCAACATTGTCGCTTAGGGCTACGGTATACTCTATAATTTCCGCAATTGTCAATGTGCACCCATCTGGATACTTTTCTCGTAATGGACTCCATAAACCAGGCAATAATTCACTTTTTTCAATTACAATCTTTTGATTGAGCGAAAGATTGCCCTTATCCACTTCGGATAAAATAGTTAACGCAATAGGAAATTTAAAAACACTTTGCATCGGAAAGTGCCTTTGGCCATTGATTCTTAGCGTATTTTTAGCTTTAGACCCATTAATTGCGACTCCAACAATTGCCTTTTTGTTTTTTGTGATACTGTTGATCTGCTCTTTTAATGATTCAATTTCCTGAGAAATTCCTACTGAAGAAAATGTTAACAGTAGTACTATTATATAAAATGCGTGTTTCATTTTATTCCCTGTTCATTTAAATTTATATGTAGTATGAAAGAAACAAATGTGTTTTAGCCTAGGTATTCTGAGTTCTATAAATCAATCACTGATATTAAGTAGCCATTCTATTGTTCAAATGATCAAAACCACTATGATTAAAAGTAGATCAATTAAACTAGTGCACAAAGTAAATTTTATAGTTAACTGCTTATCCAAAAACCTACTAAACTACCACAAATTTTGCCTCTAATAATTAACGCTCTACTTGCTTGGTTTTGAGCATGGGATAGTTTTCATTCAATAATTATTGAATTTCTTTTGAGGTTAATTCTAATTTTATACTGCATATAGGGCCGTCCTCCATTTTAAAAGCTTTCCTGTGTCAGTTCATGGTTTATCATTGCTCCGGTTAAGTTTCCGCCATACACCGCCGTAGCAACGGAGCGCATCATGGAACTATTGTCTCCACAGGCAAAAATGCCTTCTTGTGTTGTCTTTTGCATTGCATTAACTTCGATATGTCCTTGATCTGTAAGATTACAGCCCAACATTTTTGGCAGGTGAGAATTTTGTTCAAAAGGAATAGAGGCGTAAGCATATTCAAAGCTTTCCTTACTTCCATCATTAAAAACGACCTTTTCCAGGTGTCCGTTAACGTGTTCAATTTCCAATACCTTTTTATCTATGATCTTAATATTGTGCCGCTCGAACTTTTTGATTTGAGTCTCATCAAAATCGTTCTTACCGTTGGTAAGAACAGTGATTTGATCGGTTAAATTATTTATTAAAGAAGCAAGATGAAACGCTCTGTCCCCATTGGCGATTATGGCAGTTTTTGTGTTTCTTATTTCGTATCCGTGGCAATACGGACAGTGTACAACGGAAATTCCCCAACATTCCGAAAATCCTTTTATTGACGGCATTAGGTCCTTAATTCCGGATGCGAACACCATTTTTTTAGCAGTAAAACTGTCTCCTTTGTGCGTTGTGACTTCAAATCCATTTTTAACCCTCTTACCACTAACTACAAGACCATTATAAAAATGTACACTGTTGTACTTTTTTACCTGATCTTGCGCAATTTCTGAAATCTTATTTGGTGTGGCCCCGTCTTGGGTAAGAAAATTATGGGAATGTGGCGTTTGTCGGTTACAAGGATTACCGGCATCAATTACCAAAGTTGTTCTTAGAGAACGTCCCAAGGCCATGGCTGTTGAAAGTCCTGCATAACTGCCGCCTATTATAATTACTTCGAAATCTTTTTTATCCATTGTGTTGTATTTCTAATAGTTGTCTATTTATTGAGGTACAAAACCATTTGAATCAGCTAATTTTTTGGCAGAACCCAATAATGGATAAAATTAGCTAAAAATTTATTAACGCAATAAAGTCGCATTAATAATATAGATAAACCTAGTACCAAATAGCTATTCCGTATGCTTTGTTTGGGAGTCCTATAAAGAAAAGTTGTAGAGTTTTTATCTGAATTAAAAAAAGGAAATGTAGATGAAGGACATAAAAAAAGCCATCTAACTAAAATACAGTTAAATGGCTTCTCGATTTGTAGCGAGAGGGGGATTTGAAAGACAGCCCAATACATGAATTAAACAGTTGTTTTTCAGTTAGTTATATTTTTATTTTTCTCAATTTTCTACCTTGTTTTGCGAGCTTTTAACGCGCGTTTTGTCTTTTCGTAATTCTTGTAATTTGTACAAAAACCATAGTTTTTTTAAGGTTTTTCTTCAATGACGTTTGATTTTTTTATCATATTTTGCCCCTGTTCCTCCATAAAAAGTATGGTTATCATTTTATTGTTAATAATCTCGTTTACAATGTTTTAAAGTGTAAATTTTAACACTTCTTTTTCCTGATAATTTTATGGTCAGTATTAATCATAAAATTTTAAAAGATGAAAAAATTAGTGTTATTGTTCGCATTGTTCGTAGGTGTGGTTGTTCTCAATTCATGTGAAGCCGAGTCAGTCGATTCAACAGAGGAGTATTACGATGCAATTGAAAAAGGAACCCCAATCCCAAAGAACGGAGTTGAAAAAGGTACACCGCCTCCAGGTAATGGGTAGGATACCTAAATTGATATATGGGATGGTCGCTTTTTTGATATTGGTGGCCGTCCCATTTATTTTTTACGCCTACAGGTTGATATCGACCAAAACTACTAGTTTGAGTTTTTTAGGCTTTACCATTGAAGCGGGTGCCCATGGAAACATGAACTATTACGCGTATTATTTTTTGAGTAAACTTTCCTTTCTATTCGCTTTTATTGTTTGGTATTTAACTTGTCGGCATTGGTGGAAGTATGCAATACTTGTACCTATCTGTATGTTGATTTTTCAAATGGCCGGATTGGTAAATACAAGCATTGATTATATCGATGAATTTGATTTTTGGTATTCGCTGCCAATTGTTCTACCTATTGTAGTAATTCTGTTGACTTTGTCCAAAAAAATGGCACCTTATGCTTTATCAAGGGACTTAAGGGAACAATTGGAGGACGAAATCGCAAAAGTAAAACGGGAGCAAGAATTATGAGTCTAATCAACAGGAGAACACTTAAACTTTACCGGGAGTTCAAGGCATTGAAAAAGAACAGACACCTTTTGTCAGATGAGGATTATGTCAAAGAACTACAAAAAAGGTTAGATGATTTTAATGCGGATATCGAGGCGCCAGAACTTTCTCAACTTGAATTGGGAACCCTGATTAGATTGGTTTCAAAAGAGCCCTAATTTATTTTGTTTTTTTATTCAAGGCCTGCTTTGCTGATTCCAGTTCTTCTTCCATTTCAGATAAAATCATCTCCCGGATTAACTTCTTAATATCCGCAAATTTTTCATTTAGGATTTTATCCAGTTTACTTTCGATTTTTGAATCTACTAAACTATCGATGGTAAAAGGTGATTTACTCTCTCCTGATTGCTCTTTTATCATTTCTGGAGTCATGAACATTTGACCCTCTCCAAAAAACACCCAATGCATATTTAACTCAGGATACTGTCTTTTTATCAAAGCCAAACCTTCTCCGTTCAAACTATTGGATCTACCCAATGCGCCTTGGGAAAGCCCCGTATTTATTGCGAATTGACGTTCTGAAACCCCAATTTTTTTTACAAATAGCCTAAGTCTTTCGTTTATGGTCATAAAAAATATTTAGCAATAATGTTTCAGAGTTTAGCAAAAATGACTAATATTGCGACATATTAACGTCATAAATATACCATAAAAACCATCTGATGACAATAATAGCTTTCTATGACAAGGTATCCAGTTGATGAAAAATAACATTGCAGGATTCCGTAAAACCAAAAAAAAATGATCACCAAGGCGCAGAAAAAAGAACTCACCAAGATTTTAGGGAAAAAGTACACTGATAGGGTCATGGACGAATTACATCGGTTGGCAATGAGGAACCGTAATGGACATCCTTATTCAGCAAACCATATCCGGAATGTGATGAACGGGTTCCAATCCCAGAAGAACTTGGAGAAGGTAATCTTTGATCTTGCCGCCAAGGTGAAATCAGAAAATGAGGCCGAGGAGAATAGGAGAAATGAAATTTTAGGCATAAAAAAAACCGAAGCTGCTACTTCGGTTAGTGAATAATAACCATTAAATACCACTTCAATGATCAAAGCAAATGTACAAAAAAAACGAAAGCTCACCCAACGAAGGGTGGCAGGGACACTTCCCAATGATGCGAACATCGAATTCATCGGGATTCCAAAGACCAAAGAGGTGATTTGGTTCCAGTTCGGAAACCAACACGCGTTCTGTAATCTGCCAACCCGGTTCTATACCTTACTCGAGTCCAGATATCTCTCCGATTACAAGGCTGTCCTTGACATAAGTGCGATGACCACTGACCCAAAACGACAGGTAGAGCTATATACCTATTATGTTTTCGGGGACGCTGATTTCACTCCGGACATCATAGACGGGGTTTTACAGCCCAGTGAGAACTATAGGGATACTGAGCAATGTATCAGCCTACAATGGGTCAGTAAGGAAATCACCATCAATGGGATACCATTGAATTCTCGCGACCTTAAAATCTGTGACCTTATGATATTGAACCTTCCCGACAAGGAGATAGCATACGAATTGGGGATAACCCTTCCCACGTTGGATTTCCATAAGAGGAACCTTTACCAAAAAGCCGGGTCCGTGAACAAGGCCGCTTTCATCATGAAACTAATGGAGGAAAGGATATGAGCCTAAAATTCACAATTACGACCACGGAGGCCTTGGAATTGGTCCAATACCATAACCCGAAGGGGTGGCAGAACGATTTGGTGGCCCCAACCATCGATCTATCCTCTTTCAGGGTAATACATAGGCTTTCCCACAGAGCGGCCTTAACGGCCATGACCACTATTAAATCTAATATGGCCAAGAACATCTATCTAATGGCCGCTTTTCAACATACCATGGATTGTAAAGTAAAGGAATACCATAAAATACAGGAGCAGATATCAATGTACACGGCCCAGCTGTCACATTTGATAAGTTCTCCGTTCTCAAACAACAATAAAGCAGAACTAAAGTCCCATTACCGTGAGAAATTGGAGTTGTTGGCCGGAAAGAAATTGGAGCTCTTGGAAATAAAAGAGGTGAGAAACTCCCTCAATGTAGAATCGGCAACCATAACACCATCTAACCATGAAAAGACCTGAAAGAACCATTGTGTTATTGATCCTCAGCATTTTATGTGGTGCTGCCAGTATCGTTTGCCTATCGGTATATCTACTGGATTTTATACTGAATATTTAATCAAGAGAGGGGGTCACAACGGTGCGCTCAAATGAAGAAAATTGCATTTGACACCCCCGAAGCAGAAGGTTCCAACTGCTTTAATAAGAACCCATTGACTTTGACCGGGGATTGAATAGGAACCCCATCTGGTCTGAAAACCTTGCAGCGGGAGTAGATGGATGGAAAAGCCATCGCAACTATCCGGGAACCCAGCACCCTGCACATGAACAGGGTTGAAATTGAGGCGGTGTCCGTGTTCGATTCACGGCTGCAGACTAATTAAAATTGAAATCTAATGGCTAAAATTTATGTGGCAAGCAGCTGGAGGAACAAGATCCAGGACGAAACAGTCAAAATACTCCGTGACTTGGGACATGAGGTCTACGACTTTAAGAACCCTCCCAAAAAATCAGGTTTTGCATGGTCGGAAATTGATCCTAAATGGGAGGATTGGACCACTGAGGAATATGTGGAGGCATTGAATCATCCAAGGGCCGTTGAAGGGTTCAACAGCGATTATGATGCCATGAAATGGGCAGACATCTGCGTAATGGTCCTTCCGTGCGGAAGAAGTGCAAATACCGAGGCCGGTTGGATGAAAGGGGCGGGTAAAAAGGTATTTGTCTTTCAACCCATGGGACAGGAACCGGAACTGATGTACAAGATCTATGACAAGATAATAACCTCGAAGGAAGAGTTGGTGGAAGTATTCTCCATCAACCATGACCTGAACGAGATGTGCGATCTATATGAGAGTTCAAAGGACATCATCCATGGGTACTTGGGCTTCAATGCCTCACGGGCCGCGGCCGACCTTTTGGAAAACCTTCAAAAAATGAGGGACATAGCTGCAACCTATATAACCAAATAATATGCAAAGCGTAGATAGTAAAGGGATTTTGGGGCCGGTGGAGCCGTTTGATGAAAACAGACTGGAACAACTTTTGGCCACACCCGGTATTGACCATGTAGATGTTTTTCCAGAATCCGAAGTACCAAGGAGGAAAAAAATGAAGGGCAATAAATATTGTGTGAAAAAGAGGTTCCAGAAGGCCCCGAGAATTGACAAAAAAAGGAACTGAACACCCATCTAGCATCCAATTTTAAATATGAAATACTCCCAGACCTCCATTGACCGCATCAGGGAAGCGGATATTGTAAAGACCATTGGCAATTTCGTTGACCTTAAAAGGGAAGGGTCCAATTATAAGTGCTGTTCCCCTTTTACCAATGAAAAGACCCCCAGTTTTGTGGTTTCCCCGGTCAAACAGATGTTCAAGTGTTTTTCGTCCGGGGTGGGAGGTGATGGGATTTCATTTGTTATGCAGCACAAGGGACTTTCCTTTGTCGAGGCGATAGAATCCATAGCAAGTATCCATAACATATACCTTGAAAGGGAGGAGTTGACACCTGAACAGCAAAGGGTACTCGATGAAAAAACGGAAATGTATGCCCTGTTGGACACGGTTGCCAAAAAGTTTGTGGCCACTAGAAGAAACCTTCCGGCAGACCATTGGGCAAACCAAATGATCAATGCCAGACAGTTTGGCGATGAAGCCTTGATTTCCTTTATGGTCGGGTATGCACCAATGGAAAACGAGGTAACCAAATGGGTGGCCGAAAAGGGACAGTTGGGAATAGCCAAGACCCTTGGCCTAAGTGACACCAAGAACAGCCATAGTTACGATAAGTTCAAAAACCGCCTGATGTTTCCCATACATAACCACAAGGGTGCCGTGGTCGGATTTGGTGGAAGGAGAAGCAACAGTGAAGAGGACCAACAGTTCGCCAAATACCTGAACAGCAAGGAGAGTGTCGTATACAACAAAAGCCGTATCCTGTACGGGCTGTACCAAGCAAAAAAGGATATCACCAAAACGGGCACCGCAATCCTGACCGAAGGTTATACCGATGTCATCGCCCTCCATGAGAACGGATGCCCCAATTCCATAGCCAGCTGTGGGACCGCCCTTACCGATGACCATGCCTCCCTATTGAAAAAGTACGCTCAGGAAGTCGTCATTTTGCGGGACGGTGACAGTGCCGGTCTGAAGGCTACGGTGAAGGATATCGATATCTGCCTTGCCGCTGGGCTGCAAGTAAGTGTCTGCATCTTGCCCGATGGCCAAGATCCAGATTCCTTTTCACGAGAATGTGACGGGAACATCGATGAATGGATAGATAACAACAAAAGGGACGCCATCTATTGGAAGGTGGAAAATTATGATCTGGTCCGTGACCGCTATGAATCCGATATCCTCGCCATCAAGGAATCCACCCTTGAGGATATCCGTGCCATCCAATCTGAAATGCATTCCGAGGAATCACTTTCACAAATGCAGGGCGATACCCTAAAAGCGGCCAAGGTGGCCAATAGTGATAACCGCGCGGAGATTGCCAAGATAAAGAAGGACGAACGCGAATACCTCAAGGGGATCACCAAAATAGATCCACATAAAAAAGAAGTGGCCTTTACCAATATCTGCCAGACCCTTTATCAGATAAAGAACGAGGTCAAGCGGGATGTCTACATCAAACAGGTGACCAAGATGATGGACATACCAGTGGCACGGTTCAAATCACAGATAGGCGAACTGGAGGCGGCCGAGACAAAAAAAATCGAGGAAAAGAAAGGCTCCAGGCCCACCAACATAAAACTTCCGGAAGGTGCGGAACTGGATGAATACATGGAGCATGGTTTCGTAACTGTGGGGAACACATTTTGGTTTGAGAGATCCAGTGGGGGATTCTTTCAGGGAACGGACTTCAAACTGGTACCACTTTTCCATATCCTAGGGGACAAGGAGAACAAAAGGCTATGTGAGCTTGTGAATACGGTGGGACAAAAGATAATGATCGACTTTGACTCCGATATGCTAGCCAGCTTCAATGAGTTCAGGAGATACCTTTTCCACTACAGCGGGTTCGCGTTCTATACGCATAACGGGGTCAGGAGCGAACACTTCGACCGGTTTGTGATAAGGTTCAACAGGGCCTTCGAGCCGGCCCTTGAGCTCATTACCATGGGGTGGAACAAAAAGGGATTTTTTGCCTTTGCCGATGGGGTGTATTATGACGGACAGTTCCGTGGCGTCAACAAATATGGTATCATGCACCTACCTGGAATCGATATCGAAAAAAAGGAATATAACCAGAACATTGATTATTACTATTCACCGGCTTTCTCCGTGATGCACAAGGATAATCAGGATGGTGACGACAAATACGAGAACGACAGGTTCTTTGTTTACAGGAAAAGCCCGATTTCCCTATTGGATTGGATGGTACAGATGCGGAAGGTGTTCCATGATAAAGGCATTGTAGGGTGCCTTTTTGTTTTTGGCAGCATCTTCCGCGATCTGTTCCTGACCCACTATGACAGTTTTCCGCTCCTTGGTGGTTTCGGGGAAAAGGATTCTGGCAAGTCGGCATTTGGCAAAATAGTACAGAACTTCTTTTACTACAGATTGCCCGCACTCGATTTGACACAGGCCACACATGTCGGTTTCAGCAGACGATTGAGCCGTAACGTCAATACCGTGCAGTTCTTGGATGAATACCAGGACAAACAATGCGATGAAAAGATATTCTCCGGAATGATGGGCGCCTGGAACGGCATCGGCCGTGAAAAGGGAATGAACACCGGTGATAAAAGGACCCTTTATGACAAGATAAACTCCGCTATCTACTATTGCGGACAGTTCATGCCCACCCGGATGGAGAATGCATTGGCCACCCGAACGGTGAGCCTGATGTTCCAGAACCAGAACTATACCAGTGAACAGAAGAACGAGTTTTCAAAGCTTCTGAATTGGACCAATGACGGGATAAGCAGCCTTATCGTTGACCTTGTGGAGCACAGGGTATACTTTGAGCAACATCTGCCACAGTACCATGCGGAAACGGTCAGAATACTTAAGGATGAAATGAACGGCAAGGACTATCAAGAAAGGATATTTACCAACGTCAGCATGCTCCTAACCACCTATAGGCTTTTGAAAGATAAGATTGAGTTCCCCTTCAAGGACGAAGAAGTACAGGCCCTTTGCACAAAGCTGATAGTAGATAACAGTGAGCAGATTGCCGACAGTAATGGTCTCACGGTATTCTGGGACATCATCCAGTTCCTTTTCGAGTTCGGGCAGGTGAAGGAAGGCCAGGACTTTAAGATAGAGTCCCCGTTGGAGGTGAAGATAGTGGGAGAAAAAAGACAACAGGAAACCATTAGAAATGAAAATAGAAAACAGATCCTGTTTCTTCGTTTGAAGTCCGTTTACCAGTGGTACAACAAGGAGGTGACAAAGCGGGAGGGAGTTGATGTTATCGGGGAAACGACCATTAGGCAATACTTCAAGAGTAGGGGATACTTTTTGGGCCTTGTAAAGGGGACCAGGTTTTCCAAGGCCGGCACCCAGAGTTGTTATGCCTTCGATTATGATGCAATGAAGGAACTGAACCTGATAACATTGGATGGGGATGTACCGGATATTGACCCATTTTCCAAAAAGGAGTCAGAAACCGCACCGGTCAATGAATCTGAAGAAGATGACTTACCATTTTAATCAAGACTATGGAATACGATAAATTTCTAAAGAACAAGATCAAGCTTTCCGAAAGGTCCGGGTTCGATGTGGACATTTCCGAGGTGTCCGAAAGACTGAAGCCCCACAACCGCATCATGGTCAAATGGCTTGTGGAGGGTGGGAAGCGTGCATGCTTCGCATCCTTTGGACTGCACAAGACGGTCACCCAGTTGGAGGCCGTCAGGTTGGTGCTGACAAGGACTAAAGGAAAGGGACTTATCGTGTGCCCATTGGGGGTAAGACAGGAATTCAAAAGGGATGCCCTGACCATTTTGGGATGGGAGACGGCCCCAAAATTCATAAGAAGGAACGAGGATATTGAAGGTGATGGTATCTATTTGACCAATTATGAGAGCATACGGGACGGTAAACTCGACCCGACATTGTTCGAAGTGGCATCTTTGGACGAGGCTTCCGTATTACGTGGACTTGGTGGCTCCAAGACTTTTAGGGAATTCATGAGATTGCTTACGGGTGATGGTGGGCCGAACGGTGACCGAAGGGGTAGTGAAGGGGTATCCTATCGTTTCGTTGCCACGGCCACGCCTTGCCCAAATGACTATATAGAACTTTTAGCTTATGCCGATTTCCTTGGGCAGATGGATGTGTCCCAAGCAAAGACAAGGTTTTTCAAACGCGACAGTACCAAGGCCGATAAACTCACCATACATCCCCATAAGGAAGAGGAGTTCTGGTTATGGGTGGCCTCATGGGCATTGTTCGTGAGCAAGCCATCCGATGTTACTGGTAACCCTGATGATGATGATGGCTACATATTGCCGGAACTTATCGTCAATTGGCATGAAATAGAAACGGACCATTCAACTGCAGGTACCGAAAAGAACGGCCAGTACAAATTGTTGAAGGATGCGGCGATAGGGGTGCAGGATTCAGCAAGGGAAAAAAGGGAAACACTTGAATTGAGAGTGGCCAAGATGATGGAGCTTAGAAATGAGGACCCAAAGGCCCATAGGATATTGTGGCACGACCTTGAATCTGAAAGGCGCGCCATTGAAAAGAGTATACCTGGTGTTGTTTCCATTTATGGATCGCAGGACCACGAAAAGCGAGAACAGCGCATTGTGGATTTTTCGGACGGAAAGTTCCAAGAGTTAGCAGCGAAACCCGTTATAGCCGGTTCGGGATGCAATTTTCAACGTCACTGCAGTTGGAGCATTTATCTGGGAATAGGTTTCAAGTTCAATGATTTTATACAGTCAGTGCACCGGGTACAAAGGTTTCTTCAGGAGAATGTGGTAAGGATAGACCTTATCTACACAGAGGCCGAGCGTAGGATAAGGAAGCAATTGGAACGCAAATGGGCCAATCACGATAAAATGGTTAAAAAAATGACAGAGATCATCAAAAAGTATGGGCTTTCCCATCAGGAAATGGCCAAGCGCCTTGAAAGGAAAATGGGTGTGGAACGCATTGAGAGCAAAGGAGAACTTTATACGTTGGTGAACAACGACAATGTACTGGAGCTTCCCCGCATGGAAAGCAACAGCGTTGGGTTGGTTCTGACATCAATTCCATTTGCGACCCAGTATGAGTATTCCCCGAACTATGCGGACTATGGACATTCCGAGAACAATGAGGAGTTCTTCAGGCAGATGGACTATTCCACACCGGAAGTGTTCAGGGTATTGATGCCGGGTAGGATAGCTGCTATCCATGTGAAGGATAGGATAGTCCCGAGCGGGCTGACCGGATTGGGTTTCCAGACCGTGTACCCTTTCCATAAGGACACCATCGACCATTTCACAAAGCATGGATTCGCCTATATAGGGGAGAAAATAATACTTACCGATGTGGTCAGGGAAAACAACCAGACCTATCGATTGGGTTGGACCGAACAATGTAAGGATGGTACCAAGATGGGAGTAGGCATGCCGGAAAGGATATTGCTTTTCCGCAAACCACAGACCGATAGCTCAAAGGGGTATGCAGATATCCCCGTGGAGAAAGAAAAACCAATGGTAATTGATGCGGATGGCAACCACGTTCCTTGGGGCCATGGTCTGGAAAAGGGGCAAAAGGAATACAGGACGGCCGTTATCGGCACAGGGTATTCTAGGTCAAGATGGCAAGTGGATGCACATGGGTTCACACGCTCTTCGGGGGACAGGTGTCTCAAACCCGAGGAATTGGCCACCCTTGAACATGAAAAGATATTCAAGTCCTTCAAGAATTATTCCCTGAATGAAGTATATGATTTTGAACACCATGTTAGGATAGGGGAGACCTTGGACGCCAAGGGAAAGCTTCCTACCTCGTTCATGCTTTTACAGCCCCAGAGTTGGAGCGATGAAGTCTGGAGTGACATCACCCGCATGTTGACCCTTAACAGTTCACAATGGTCCAATGGACGGGAAATGCACCTATGCCCGTTGCAGTTCGACATTGCGGACAGGGTCATTGAGCAGATGAGCAATCCCGGTGAGATAGTACTTGATTATTTCTCAGGCATAGGCACCGTGCCCTATAGGGCGGTTCTGAAGGGAAGATATGGATATGGGATAGAGCTTAGCCCCAATTACTTCTTTGACGGTACCACATATTGCAGGGCGGCCGAAGCGAAGGTCACTATGCCGAGTTTGTTTGATTTGGTCGAAACTGAAATATCAGCTTAAAATGGGAGCTCCACACAAATACAAGGATCATATCATCCAATGGATGTTCGGGAATAAGATTAGAATCAAATTCCCCTATGAGAGACATGACTTGTGGACCAACTCATTTAAGATAGTCCGACAGGAAGTAAAGAATGATTATCAAATGGAATTATTCTAAAAAAAAATTAACCACGGCAGCGGCTTGCAAACACTGAAACGTGTAATCGACAACCGCAACACCGCTGCCTTAAAATGAAAAAACTATAATCATGAAAAAAGGAATTGAATTAATCGCTAAGGAAAGAAGGGAACAAATTGAAAAGCACAATCGTACAGTGGAACATGATGTAGAAATCAACTGTTACCATGAGCTTGTTATGGCAGCTGGAATTTTGACCGCTGCACCTGATGTAATTAAACATTTAAAACCAGAAGAAGTTTGTCCACCTGGATGGAACATTGAAATCTTCACTAAAATGTTTATGAAACCCTATAAGGAAAGATTGGTTATTGCTGGTGCCTTAATAGCTGCTGAAATCGACCGTATAAACTATAAATCTAATTAAACAGCGACAAAGCCATGGAAGATACACTGCAATTGAAGCATCTGGCACCATACCTACCGTATGGGCTAAAAATGAAAAGGGTAAGCATCAACATTGCAAAAGATGTTGAATACACACTAAAAAGTCTTTCTAAAGGAACTAATGTTTCGTTTGCAAATTGTGTTGAATCGGAGCATGTTTATTATAAGGACGAATTAATGTTTTGGAAACCCCTTCTCAATCCCCTATCAAGGCTTACAGGGCCGATTGAGCATAACGGAAATGAAGTAGATGTTTTACGCGAACTGGGATTGTTTAAGGAATCAGTTTCAGGGAACTCCATAGTAGATTTTAGAACAGGGGATAAAATCCCATACGATTGTTTGGAATACGGAAGAATTGAAATCCTTTTACAGTACCATTTTGACGTATTCGGATTAATAGAAAAGGGTATGGCCTTGGAAAAACCAATAAAGGAATAGACTATGAAAAAGAAATCATTAATGGAGTTGGCAAAAGAACATTTTCCAAACACATATTTTACAGCAAGAGATTTTGATATGGCTACTGGTATAGATTATAAAATAGCTGCAATGGTTTTTACAAAAGCTGTGGGGACTGGTAAAATTGGAAGAAGCACAACTAGTGGCATAACAAGATTTTATTTAATAGAACAATAAAGGAATAGTGATGGAAACTAAAAAGAAACTAATTGATTTTTTTAAACAAGAGCACGTAATTAAACCTTGCAAAGATTCATGCTTTAGCGATGAGGAACTGAAAAAGTTTGAAATAGATGATGATTCAGAGTTTACGGTATCTGAAACTTTATCGTTCGCAAACGCATTCGCAAACCAACAAACCACCTCCCAACAGCAGACCATAGAAAGGCTTAGGGAAGTTCTACAAAAATTATGCTATCTAAATTCTAGGGAACAAGAAGGAATCGCAGATGCAATGCCGTTACCCGAAGATTGGTACAAAACATTTTTACAAGCCGAGCAACTATTGAACACCACAGAACCAACAAAGTCAAGGCAACAATAAAGGTTATGGAAAAAACAATTGAATTACCACAGAAGTATATCGACATGGTCGGTACGGAAATGAGTTTAGGTGGCGGTCTTTTCAGCAATAAGAAAGACCTCCCATTTGAAAAGTACAATATCCTCGATTGGAGATGGGGAAGTGGAAAAATCGTGGATATGAAAACCAAGCAACCAAAACATCCAACGGTCGAGTTTTTGGTAAAAAAGGAAGGTATGAAAAGGAGTAGATGGACTAGGGGTTTTGCTGTTCGTGAAATCAAACTATCAAGTTGGGATTAACCAATAAACAACAGAATAAATGGAGCAAATATTAAAAGAGTTAATGGAAATGGTCCACGAATATCCGAACCACTTTGGGGTTGTGTTGGCCATGGGATATGCCATGGGTGTGATTTTGAGCTACCTCTTTAGGTTCTTATGGGAATTATTTGAATCAAATTCTGGAAACAAATGAAAGTAGTAATCAACAGAAAAACCGTTGCATCTGGTGCTTTGTTCTCTATCCACAAGCATAATAAACCTTATCTTTTGATCAGGGGAAAATGTATTTACATTTCGCATGGGGCCATCAGTATAATGGCACTGAACGTCAAGGACTGGGTCGAATTCCTTTACCAAGAAGGAAGCTTTTATGTCAAACCCGGCACAAAGGAAACCGGTTTCTATTGCTCCCTGCACAGCGATACCAGTAAGCGTTATCATCGGTTTACCTCGAAAATACTCTCAGATTTTTTTTACGACCATTTTGGTTTTGATGGTGGGAATTCAATTGTTGTTCCTTTAAAACAATCGGACAAGTTGAAGAATCCAAAGCGGTTGATATTCATGAAACCTTTTGAAAAGAAACGTGGACAATTGAAATAATATGAGCACAGCAACAGCATACGAGATAAGGCCTGAAGGAAAGAAGTTCCGGACGGCACAAGTGGAGCTGGTCATCGCCCATCCGGATGACCTTAAGGAAACCATCGGTTACCGGCAGACGGGCCATGGTACCGTACCCATTATAAAATTGCGCAAAGGAATGATCTATTGGTTGTTCAGCGAGGCGAAGGGTAAGGTTGAGCCGACCCCATATATCATTTCTGAATCGACCGATATCAAGGAAATAAAGGAATATCTGGAGAACAAGATGCTGTATATCGCCAGGTATCCATTCAAGGATTAAATTGGATTGTATTATGAACATGGACGAATCATTTAAGTCTATCGCCATCAGTGGCGATGTTGGGGATAGAAAAAAGATCATTGAACTTTGTAAGCAGAAAGGTAAAAAATCTCTCCCCAAAACCCATGTCAGGGAGCACCTGGTCAAAAACTTCATGGATTCATGTATCTATAACGAGAAGAACAAGAAAAAGCGTGAAATTTTTAAACGAACCGGATTTGAAGAACACTACCTGGATAAGGAATATCATGGTCTGAGGACCGCTATTTTTTGGCTTGGATATACATGGGAGCAAATTGAAGAGATTGAACAAGTGGCCAAAAGAATGGCCCACAAGTATTATCCTGAGAAACCCGATAACATTGAAGGTCTGGAAGATACTTCGGTATGGAAATCCAAACTGACCTACAAGAGGAGCGATAGACTTTCCAAAGGTGAAAAATTTCGGTGGTTCATTAGCGATGAGGCAGGGGGCTACATCTTCGACAGGATCAAGGACCGCAGGCTTTATGCCTTTGACCTGGACGGGGAGTTTCATCATTGGTACCACTATGAACGATCCATGGTGTACGTGGAGGAAATCCAAGTGCCATCCGGGTCCGTTCAAAATGATTGATCGATATTTTCATACCTTTATTTATTATGGAACCCAATTTTGAATTACAGATGCCCTCATCAATCAGCAAATGCTACATGAAAAGTGATTTTATTTGCTCAGAAATTTCCATGGAGATTCATAGGACTAACAAAATGATTGCGGATACCATGGCAAAGCAAATGGACGATGTTTTCATTGAGGGCCTTCGATTGAAGGGATTTGAATTCAGGGACAGACATGAGGTAGAAACTTTTATTCAGAAAAGATGTAGGTGTGAGGACAATATCGAATTGAAACACCGCATGTATTACGTGGATGACTCGCCTTTTCTTTTTTATGACTACTCAATGGGTGCGGAACTCAAATTGGAAAAAACCGAAAGACAGCTGGTGGTTTCCGCAGATTTTGGACGGTATAGGTTTGTTTGATACCACTTTACGGAATCCCGTAACGGCCGTTCCAAACATTTGACTACATTACCGTATATACCCTTTTCATTTTATTGGATTTTTTGCCCCGCTTGGCCAGCGGGGCTTTTTTTTGCGAAGCAAACATTGAACCCATCGCCATTGGGGTTCCAGCTTGGCCGAATGGCCAATGTTGGAACACATGTGGCGATATCCTAATTTATCAATCAATTCAAACCAGAATCAGGGTCAAAATATCCATTTTCCCCCGTACCCCCTTTCAAAAAAACTTTTTAGGCCAAAAAGTCGGGCCGTTTTCGGTTCATCCGTTCCAACAGTCCAACAAATCCATTGAAATAATTTATAACTATCTATATATTAGATAGATAACAATTATTTTCTTTCTTTTTTCAGTGAAAAAAGTGTTGGAACGTGTTGGACTGCTATTTTTGTGTTCCAACAAGTTAAGGGTCCGTTCCAACACGTTCCAACACATCGTTTAAGTTTAAGTAGTTGTGTATCAATAATATATAAGGATTGTTGGACTGTTGGAACGGATTCCAACAAAAATGGGTCATATATCATTTTGCCCCTTTTTTTGTTTTACTGGTTGTTTTTTTCTGCATGATGGCATGGTGAAGTAAAAAAACTTCATATTGTGGTTAAAATGTCATAGCTTTGAAAGAAACCACTTTGAAGTTCCATATCCACTTTCCGGTCAAGCCCTATCTTCACAAGTACCTTACCCATAAGTTCGGGCCAAATTTCACCTATAGCAAGACTTCCATACTCTCTCCGGTGATAAAGGCCGTATTGACGGAGAACGTATCCTCCGACCTAATGGGGTTCGAGGACAGCGAACTTTACGAGGTTGTCATCCCACAACACTATTTCAACAAGAACTCCATTTCCTTCTCTGTGAACAAGACGTACCAGTTCAACAATGATGTGGACCATATTTTCAGGGAGGAGCTTTTCCAGTTCATGGTCCTTAACAATGAGATCTATGGGATAAAGTTCAGGACCTCGTTCAGGGACTATCTCAAGAAGTTCGACATCACGGAAAACGATGTCAAATACGAGACCCTATTGAAACATTTTCAGCGCAACCACCGCAAAAAGGAGGAGGAAACCCCATGTACAGTTAGCTAAAAATAAATTTTGTCCCGGATGGGATGCGAAACACAGGTGTTTTCCCATGGATTTGGGAACAAAGAAAAAATCTAGAAAAATGTCCATTAAAAAAACAAGAAAATGATCTATGAACTTTGTAATCTAGGGAACGAGCACCATATCGACACGTTCTATAAAATTGCCATTTTCAAGGCCGATGCCTTTCCCTATTTCAGCCATCTGTCCAAGGATGCGGCCGTCCTTGACATGATCACCAACATATCCGATGCCAGCGATATCATACTTGCGGACCTATTGCCCAATAATATTAGGGTCTCGCAGAATACCAGGTTCAGTTCCAACGGAAAGCTCCATGTAAGCAATATCGGGTTTACCCTGACCCCACAGGACAAGAACCTACAGGGTCTTTTGGACGGTTACAACGGTCAGGAGGTCATTGTCCTGGTAAGCAAACGAAATACGGGCCATCTCTATGGGACAAAGGCACAACCGTTGACCCTGACCTATGGTGAGCTGAACAGCCCACAGCCAAATTCCATCAAGGGATACAATCTCCAGATAACGGGTGAGACCTACGGTTCCACAAAGCTTTTCGAGGATGTCGTCTTCAATATATATGATAGGGGACTGGCCTTTGAACTTGCCCAACCTTTATAATGTCCTTTTTCCAGTAGGTATATGGTGTTAGCATTGTGTTGACTTAGTTTAACACAATTCCGAAACTTTGAAAAAGAACACTTTATCACTATTGAATGGCAACTGGATGCTCACCGAGGAGAGCAAGAACAGTTTGATGCCATTCTTGTTTGGTATAATCAATGGCCAAATGGATAAAGTCGATTTGACCCTTTCGGAGACAGAGCATGAATTCCTAAATTCCCAAATGCTGAAAGTCCAATTGAATACTGGACAGAGCGCCCCCGAATCCAGCCAAGTGGCTGTTTTAAGGATCCACCATCCAATTTTCAAGTATGACCAGTTCTGTGGTCCACAAGGAACACAGAGCATGATGCGTCTGATGGACAAATGGAAGGAAGATTCTTCCATTACCGGGGTCATTTTGGATATCAATTCAGGGGGAGGACAGGGTTCTGGAACGGGCGAATTCGCAGAGTACCTTCACAATTATCCAAAACCTACAGTTTCCTTTACAAAGGATGTCGTTGGAAGCGCTGCCTATTATTTCGCGGCCGGTACCGACCACATCATTGCCCACAAGCATGCTGACCTTATCGGTAGCATAGGGGCTATGTACTATACCATAAACATGGAAGGTGTACTCAGAAAACAGGGTGCGGATGTCCATGAAATCTACTCTTCGCTTTCACCTGAGAAGAATATCCAATCCAGGAATCTTAAGGAAGGTGACGAAAAACCATTGGTTGAAAAACTACTGGATCCCGGAGCAAGCAAATTCCACGAGGACATTTTACAGTATAGGCCGAAAATATCGGAGAAGGCACTCAAAGGAGATGTCTATAATCCGGAGGAGGCCCTTTCCCATGGCCTTATTGATGCTTTGGGAACTTTTCAAGATGCAATAAACAAAGTGTTCGAGTTGTCGAACAAAACCGATAAAGACGATACCAAAATGAGCAAGGCATATCCAAAAATCGAATCAGTCCTTAACCTAAAGTTTGGTGAGGGAGAATCAGAGAACGGTATTCTTCTTACCGAAGAGCAGGCCGATCAAATGGAGGCCAGATTGGAAAAGATGGAGGGTGACCTTCAAACCGCCAACACAGACCTTCAGACAAGCAAGGACAATGCCACTACTTTAAGTGATGAAAATACTACTGCACTGGAGGCCATCAACACTATGTTGGGCCTTGATGGCGATTCCAAGATATCGACATTGAAAGAAGGAATGACCGCGGTACAGGCCAAGATGAACGAGCTCGGAAAGAATCCGGGTGACGACCATACAAAAACACCAGAGAACAAAAAAGAGGGGAAAAAGCACGAATACATAGATTTTAACTCCCCAATCTATAACAACTAAAGAAATTTATCATGGCAGATATTTTAATCGATGACGTAGTAAAAGAGGTCAACACCTATTTGGCCCATAATCCGGACCTGATCTCAGCTTCGATAAATCGTGCCGAGAGCACCTTGGACAAGCATACCACGCCTTTGACCAAGGTAAAAGGTAAATTTCCACAAGGCGCCACAATCCTCAGCAATGTTGTTCAGGGATTTGATGATGTCTGGAACGAATTGGGACAGATGCAGATCGACCACAAAATCTTGGTGAACTATCACCAAAAGGTCAACTTCGCCATCAACCCTTCGGATATTCTGGCCTCCTATTGGGCACATCTTTATGCTGAGAACCTTAAGAGGGAGGACATGCCCATTTCCAAGTATATCATTGAAATGGAACTTCTGCCCAAGGTCGTAGATGACCTTGCATTCTTGGAGGTCAAAGGGGTTTATGATTCAGGGGACCTAGGGACCTTTGGAAAATCCATGAATGGTATCGAGGCCATATTGGCCGCACTGTTGACCGAGGTTCCCGGAACCGGTCACACCCCGTTCAAGATTCCATTGTCCGCATTGACCGATGCGAACATCGTGGACCAGGTAACCCTCTTTGAGAGGAGCATTCCGTCCAAAATGAAGAAGCACATCAAGAAAATCTTCATGAGCGAGAACAACTATGAGCGTTATATCCTTCAATATGAGGAACAGTTCGGTCAGAACCAGTTCCAGAAGGATGCCCTCAAGACCAGATTGGGCAAACGTGAAATAGTGCCATTGGAAGCAATGGATACGGACGACATCTTTGCCACCCCGAATGCAAACTTCAAAAGGTTGATCGATGTATTCGATGGAAAACCTGCCATCACCGACATCCAAAAACAGGATTACAAAGTGAAGTTCTTCATGGAATTCTGGAAGGGTTATGACTTCATGATCAATGAAATGGTACTCATGGCAAACTATGCCGATGCCGAGTATGGTCTTGGAAGTACCGCCTTGAACAATAAATATTATGGCATAGACGGTGTTACCGTGCCTTAATCGTTAAATAGACAGTAATGGGTAAGAAAATGCCAGAATTGTTGGAAGAAGCAAAAGTGTTGGAGGTCAGTTCCGATGGCCTCACTTATAACCAGCTTCGTTCGGCAATCAAGAACAAAAAGGAGGAAATTGCATCCAAATTAACTGAGGACGCATCCTCGACCGATGAGGATACAACCAAGTCCACTGAAACTTCCACAGGTTCCAAGGATACTGATACGGGTGATAAACCCGAGGATAAATCAGGGTCCAAGGAAGAGGAAAAGAAGGAGGAGGGGGACCAATCCGAGAAATTGGAACAGGTAGAATCGGTCGATGCCCCGACCAACCCAACTGTACAAAAGCACCTGGAACTAAAGGCCCAAAGGGCCAAGAATGCCAAGGATGCGTCCAAGGCAGCAAAAACGCAGAAGGCAAAGGCAGAAGAGGCCAAGTCCTTGGCTGAAAAGAAAGCTGCTGG